TTCCTTCCGAAGAATCTAATTACTAAGGAGAATAAAAGAAAATGTCCCGTTTGTGGGGTGTTTTCTTTTGAGATCAAAGATGATCTTTATATGAATAAGTTTGAATGTTGTTTTGAGTGCTACATTCAGTATGTTCAACTTAATGAAGATAGGTGGCTAAGAGGCTGGAGACCAAAAAATGAAAAGACGAATAATACGAAAGAATAAAAAGAGAATTGATCCACGATATTTTTTATACGAGCAGCTTGAAACGGATTCTGAAAAAGCGTTTGATACAATCGGCGGCCAAGAACCTGAAGCTGCGGAGCCGCTCCCTTCTCCGTTTGGAAAGGAAGAGGAAGAGGAAAAAGAGTCGTTTGCCTTCGAGCGCCTCCCCAAACCGGAAGAGCTTCCGACCACCTCAGAGGAAACTTGGGAATTAGCCTGGAGCAAAGCGATTGATCTATTGAAAGACGAACATAAAATGGCGGCAGAAGATTTAGCCAAAGCTGCTGGCAAAAGTTTGGAAGAATTTGAATCTCAAGAAGCGTCTGATGATTCTCTCCCACCAATACACGAAGGAGGAGAAAGTTAAATGGCAACCGTATCTGTATATGACATTATAAAAGGCCTCAATCAAGCCGCTGCAAACGCTTATGACGGCGCGCAGTATGAAAAATACTCCGCGGATGGCAAAGCACGAAAAATTGGTCTCAAGCGCGAAGAAGGAGACGCAGTGCTTGATTCAAGGGTGATGGACGGTTTCAAAGTTCGCTTTGTCGGACCGAAACTTATTATTACGTATCAAACAGAATTGTCCATTAAAGAATATCACAATTCTAAACTCGACGAAGAGATTGAACGCACCTATAAAGATATTGTAAAGTTCTTGAAAAAAGAATATAAAGCAGTCACTGGCAATAGTGTAACTCTAACCCCAGACGGCGCCGCTGACGTCTTTGTACAAAACATGTCTAAGATTCGCACTTGGGCTCAAGCTAAAAAGGTGTATACAATTGGTGCCATGGGCGACGTTGAAGCCCACGAGGAAAACAAGCTTGAGACAGCCGACGAAAAATTACGCAGCGCTGTTGAAAAGTTTTTATCGGTAGGTAAAGATAAATATCCGGGCACAAAAAAGCCAAGCAACGCTAAAGCACCAAAAGGTGCCAAGAAAACAAATGCTAGAGCGTAATGAGCTACAAATTAACAAAAAAAGAGATCTTAAAAGAAGTCTTAAAATGCGGCAAAGACTCCCAATATTTTGCTAACAATTATGCTAAAATACCACACCCGGGCCACGGCTTAATCCCATTTAAAACATATGATTATCAAAATAATTTACTAGAAAATTTCGATGACCATCGATTTACAATTATTCTTAAAGCACGTCAGCTTGGTATCTCTACAATTGTGGCTGGATATATTGCTTGGCTAATGCTTTTTCATCGCGATAAAAATGTTCTTGTTGTCGCAACTAAATTAAGCACAGCGGCAAACCTTGTCCGGAAAGTCAAAGGAATTATTAAACATTTACCAGCTTGGTTAAAAATTGCCAATATTGATGTTGATAATAAGAACTCGTTTGAATTAAGTAACGGATCTCAAGTCAAGGCCTCATCTACTTCTGCCGATGCTGGCCGTTCGGAATCATTGTCATTGTTGGTGATCGATGAGGCGGCACATGTTGAAAATTTAACTGACCTATGGACAGCGTTGTATCCTACAATTTCTACTGGTGGTCGATGCATTGCACTATCAACCCCGAACGGTGTTGGTGACTGGTTTCATGAGACGTATATAAAAGCAGACTCGGGACAAAACGAATTCTTTCCTGTACACCTTTTTTGGGACGTCCACCCAGAGCGCGATCGTGAGTGGTTTGAGACCGAAACAAAGAATATGAGCAAAAGGCAAATTGCACAAGAGTATGAGTGCAACTTTAACACGTCAGGCGAAACTGTTATCGATGGAGATGACATACAGTGGTTGAAAAAGAGAATCCAAGAACCAAAATACAGAACAGGTATCGATAGAAATTATTGGATCTGGGAAGAGTTTAATCAAGAAAATACTTATTTGCTCGTTGCCGACGTTTCTCGTGGTGACGGCGCAGATTTTTCTGTTTTCCACATATTCAAATTAGAGACCATGGAAATCATCGCAGAGTATCAAGGAAAAGTAACACCAGATTTATTTTCTGAGATCGTTTGTAATGCAGGGCGAGAATATGGAAATGCTATGGTTGTTGTAGAAAATAATAGTGTCGGGTTTGCAGTATTAGATAAGTTAGCAGACAAAGTATATCCCAACGTATACCATTCAATTAAGTCTTCCCATGAATATATTGATCAATATCAGGCTGAGACAGCTTCGAACGCGATTGCAGGATTTACTACTTCACTTAGAACTCGACCTTTAATCGTTGCTAAGCTTGAAGAATATATAAGAAATAAAATGTTGACTATTTATTCTAAGAGATTAATTAATGAGTTAGATACTTTTATTTGGAAAAATGGGAAACCACAAGCCCAACGTAGTTACAACGATGATTTAATTATGGCCTGTGCGATTGGGTGTTGGGTAAGAGACACAGCTTTAATTGAAAATCAGCGCGATTTAGAGTATAAAAAAGCTTTTTTAAATTGTATAATAACAAATAATACACAACTTGATACTCGAATACCTGGTATGCAAAAACCAAAACATACTGAAGCTTTTGAAAAAATGGTTGATGAGAAAAGAAAAATGAAAGAATTTCTTTGGGTATTAAAAGGATAAATTAAATGGCGCCAATAAATACGAATGATAAAAATCCCCGAAATCCCCGGTCTTCGCTCTATAAAAGACTAACTAAACTATTTTCTGGGCCTCTTATCAACTATCGTTCACAGAACACGAGACAACTACGACGCAGACGTTTAGATAAGTATTCTAAAACGTTTAAAGACCTCGGCGGCCAAAAATTTGAAAGAGTAGGTTTTAGTCCTTTTGATAATCACTCATCTTATATGATGGGAACACAGTCGCGCCTACAACGATATGCAGATTTTGATCAGATGGAATATACTCCAGAGATTTCCTCAGCACTAGACATTTATGCAGATGAAATGACCACCCATACTGGCACTAAAAAAGTTTTACAAGTTGTCTCTCACGATGAAGAAGTGAAAACTATTTTAGAAACACTTTTTTATAATGTTTTAAATATTGAATTTAATATGTTTGGCTGGTGTCGTACGATGTGTAAATACGGTGATTTTTATTTGTACCTTGACATTGATGACGAAATGGGGATCAAACAAGTCGTTGGCCTTCCAAGCCAAGAGATCGAGCGGATGGAAGGCCTGGATAAAGATAACCCAAATTATGTACAATTTCAATGGAACTCCGGCGGCGTTACATTTGAGAATTGGCAAGTAGGGCATTTTAGAATTTTAGGAAATGATAAATTTGCTCCTTACGGAACTTCTATTTTAGATGGCGCAAGGAGAATTTGGCGTCAATTAATTCTTTTGGAAGATGCGATGATGGCATATCGAATTGTTCGCGCCCCAGAGCGGAGAATATTTAAAATAGATGTAGGAAATATTGCACCACAAGAAGTTGAACAATACATGCAACGCATTATAACCTCTATGAAGAGAAATCAAGTTGTTGATCCAGATACCGGCCGCGTCGATTTACGTTATAATCCGCTAAGCATCGAAGAAGATTATTTTATTCCAATGCGCGGCGGCGTTGGAACGGAAATTAGCACCCTGGCCGGCGGTACTTATACTGGCGATATAGACGATGTTAAATATCTACGAGACAAGTTATTTTCAGCGCTAAAAATTCCAGCTTCTTATCTCTCGCGCGCAGAGGGAAGCGACGAAGATAAAGCTACATTAGCACAAAAAGATATTCGATTTGCAAGAACAGTTATGCGCCTCCAGAGATCAGTCATTTCTGAATTAGAGAAAGTGGCTGTCACTCATCTATATACTCTTGGATTTCGCGGCGATGATTTGTTATCATTTCATCTTAAATTAAATAATCCATCTAAGATTTCTGAACTACAAGAACTTGAACATTGGAGCACTAAGTTTGGCGTTGCAGCAAATGCAGTTGAAGGTTTCTTCAGCAAGCGTTGGGTTGCTAGAAACTTGTTTGACATGTCGGAAGAAGACTTTTTGCGTAATCAAAGAGAAATGTTCTACGATGCATCCTACACACAGGCACTGGAAATGGCGTCACAGGCTGCCATGGCAGGAGCTGCTCCCGGCGCCGCCGGCGGAATGGGCATGCTCGGTGGTGAAATGGGCGGAATGGGAGGTGAAGAAATGGCGCCTCCTGGCGAAATGGGCGCCGAAGGTGCACTACCCGAGGAAGAGCCCACCGCAGGCCCACCACCCGGAACGGAAGGTGGAGAAGAGGCGGACACATCACTATTAGCCGCCCCGGGCCACCGAGACGAAAAAGCTTGGATGCAAGTAAGCGTTAAACCAGATGGCTCTTACACTACTCCTGGCTCAAAAGGAAAAGCATACAAGCAGGTAAAAGTTGATAGGCGCCAACAAGGCGCGCGCAAGCGCCATTTTCGCGCACAAGGATCTCATGAGATCGCGCGCGCGCCAACACGTCAGTTAAGAAATTTACCAAGTGGTGCTTCCGAGCTTCTCGGCCTAGGAAAAGGCATTTCTGAAGATAAAGAAACTAATTATAACAATGAAGAGCGCAAGCTACTTGAGTCGAACCAAAACATAAGAAATTTAATACAAGAATTGGAGCAGAAAGATAATGCCAAAACACAATAAGAAAAGAAATACTGCTATTCTTTACGAAATCTTAGTAAGAGAGATTGTTAAGCAAACTGTTGATGAAAATACGGCTAAGCGAAATGAAGCAATTGCCATCTTAAAAGAGCACTTTAAAAAAGAAACAGAAATTGGCAAAGAACTACAATTATTTAAAAATTTGTTGGAAACTCAAAATCTTTTACCACACACAGCTGAAAAATTAATTCAAGAATCCAAGAAAGAATATAAAAAATTGGACAATAGGCAGACTTTTAAAGAACAAAGCATATTAATTAAAAAAATTAATAAGAAGCTTTCAAAAGATGTTTTTGCTAATTTTGTTCCCAACTATAGAAACATTGCGACCCTGTCCCAAATTTTTGGTGAAGATGTAAACACAAAAAAGCGTGTTATACTAGAAGAAAGTGTATTAAAAAGACTCACATCAGAAAAGGCTACACAAGAAAAGAAAAATACAAACTTATCTGGCCTTGCGGTAAGTAACTTTATTGAAAAATTTAATAAAAAATATGGCAACGATCTTTTAGAAGAACAAAAATCTTTACTTAATAAGTTTATCCTTTCTTTTTTAGATAGCGGTATAGATTTTAAAGTTTACCTAAACGAAGAAATCGGAAACTTAAAAAAGAAAATTAATGGCTCTTTTGAACTAGAGGAGCTTAAGCACGATAAAAGCATGGCTCTAAAAATGAAAGAGGTCCAAGAACTCTTAGAAAATTCAAACCAAAGACCAATAAATAAAGAATTTTTGCAACAAATTTTGAAGATACAAGCCCTGACCAGAGAGATCGAATTATAATGACCATTAAAGTACAAATTGAGAACCCCATTGATGCTCGAATAAGGCTAAAAGCACGAAAAACTATGGATGGCAATATATTGATTTTAGACCACCCAGAAATTGATATTGTTTTAGCCCTCAAAAGCAAAAAGGTTTTAGCGATATCAAAGACTCAGTATGGGGATCATGTTTATGCCACCCAATCACGTCTTTTTGAACATCTCGGCAAACAAGGGGTTATTGATCGAGCCACCGTACACGGCGGAAACATATATGGTTCTCTAGAGGGCACGATAGTAGAAAGCAACGAGCCGGCACGCGTTGACCCTATTCAAATGACTTTATATTCTGTGGTTAGCTTTTTATTAGAAGAAAAACCTCACTATAGCGCAATCAAACAATATGAAATCGGCTTTGAGAAGGAGATTTTAGAGCCTGGCGACGCCGACTCGACGGAGCTTGGCCACATACCGCACAAGAAACGCAAAGGCACGATGACTCAATATGCAGGGATTAATACTGCATATGGTTTATATGGAATGTATGAAGAGTAAGAGGTATAAATGCAATTAATATATTTTATCTTAGCAGTTTACGGCTTAACTCAAATTTTAGTTTTCGGTTCGATATTCAATAAAATACGCCCTTCAAAAACTTGGCTCTATGGGTTTGGAAAACTATTCCACTGCCCCATGTGCATGGGTTTTTGGTCGGGCGTATTTTTGTTTGGAATTAATAGACACACAGAACTATTTACTTTTGAGTATAGCGTAGCCAATACGCTTATTTTAGGATGTTTAGGATCTGGAACTACTTATTTAATGAGTGTTCTGGTTAATGATTTCGGGTTGAAAATAACCCACAAAAACGAAGGAGAATGTAATCATGATTAAGAAAAGATGGATGTTGCGGCCGGTTGCCCATTGTTGTGGCGGCTCTAGTATCGCGCGGGTAACGCCCGCTTTAGAGGAAAAATAAATGTCAAAAACACTTTTACGAGAATTTTATCAATTAAAGTGCGATGATCGCGGCTGCCAAGATCTCTTGACCGAGAGCGAAAAAAAATTAGTAGCTGAAGGCGCCCTGATCTTTCCAGCAAAATTGCAAGAATCAGATGCTGTTAACGGCAACGGACGAATTTATCCTCACAATGTATTAATACGAGAAGTCAAAAATTATATGAAACTTGTTAGCGAAGGTCGCGCAATTGGAGAATGTGACCACCCAGACGAGAGTGTAATTAACCTTAAAAATGCTTCTCACATGGTTAATAGACTCTGGTGGGACGGTAAAAATCTTCTTGGGTCTATTAAAGTTTTAAATACTCCGTCGGGAAATGTTTTGAGAGGACTATATGAAAGTGGTGTAAAATTTGGTTTTTCGTCGCGCGCGCTGGGGTCTTTAAAAGAAGACAAAGGCTCTCAAATAGTACAAGAAGACCTTCAATTGATTTGTTTTGATGCCGTCTCCGAACCGTCGGCCCCGGGCGCATACATTATGCGAGAGGGCATCGAAAGAAAGTTGAATCAAATTTTTACAAAAGGCGATAGAATCAACCGCGCCTTGAACAACATTTTATAAGAGGGCAAAAATGAAAAGATCAGAGTTAAAAACCATCCTTAAACCGCTAATAAAACAATGTGTTAGAGAAGCTCTCCTAGAGGAGGGCGTTCTTTCAAGTGTTGTGGCAGAAGTGGTCAGGGGGGTATCGCAGCCATTGGTGGAAAATAAACAAACATTTTCTCCAGACGATTCTAAGCGCCAAACGCTACTTGAGCAACAAAGGCGCCGGATAGAAGAAGAAAAATATCAAAGACTGAAAGAACAAAAAAGAAAGATACTTGACGCCACCGGCTTAGACAGCACAATATTTAAAGACGTAAAGCCCCTCACAGAAGGGGGCGCCCCAGGCGCCTCCCCGTCACCAGGCGTCCTGGCCGACACCGATCCAAATGATTCTGGTGTTGACATATCTGGAATCATGGCTTTGGGCGGCAACAACTGGAAAAATCTTATTTAAGAGAGGATAAAGATAAATGGCGACAAGATCTATCAATGTAGAAATTAAACCAAAATACGAAAATGAAAATATAGAAAAAATGGTTCGACGATTTACAAAAAAATGTAAAAAAGAAAGAATCATTGAAAATTTTAGAGATCGTATGAGATATGAAAAACCCTCTATCAAACGAAAGAAAGAAAAAGCGCGCCGCAAAAAAGTTTTAGAGAAATTAAGAATCGAAAGAGAAAAGAAATTAAACTAACTATTTAATATAAAGGAGAATTAAAATGCCAATGAACCCCGGTCACGGTGTCGGATTAAGAAACGTAGGTTCGTATCAGATTTCTGGACACCCCTATGTAACTGGATCGCTATTAGCTACCGACCAAGAATATCGTGTTGAATTCCCGTTTGTTGCTAAAAGTGTAACTGTTATTGCCTCCGGAAGCAACTCAAGCATCAGAATACATTTTAATTCTTCTTCGGCCGGCAACGTTATGAGCGGGAAACACTATATTTCATTAAATAGCGCCGAAGATTCAGTGACTTTTAATCATAAATGCAAAGAAATATACATAACAAGCGTCGCCGGCGGCGGCGATCAAGGATTTGAATTGTTTGCCTCTCTTACCGGTATCACCACCGGTCATATGTATGATTTAACTGGCTCGGGCCTAACAGACTAGGAGATTATTTATGGGTTTTGGCGATGGTTTTAATCCTTCTAAAGCAAATGTAGATAGTTCTACTAAAAGTGGTGGCAGTTTAGATCAAACTCATCAATTTACTGGTAGTGTATTTATTACTTCTTCCGCCATGAGCCTTTCTGCATCGAACGCCCTTTCTGCCAGTTCTTTTTGGACCCCAGACGGAGAACTCACTGCGGGCGGCGGCAGCGGCGCCGGACTCGCCTTTGATGGATCGACCGCGAATGGTGTAGCAACATACAAAAGCGCCACGACAGCGAGTGTCGAATCAAACTTCAGGTTTGACGGATCAACCAACGCATTATCAGTTACCGGCGCTATTCATCACACTGGATCTCATTATTTAAGCGGGACATTGACAATAACAGGTGTCGAATCTACACCAATGTTAGTCATGGACGATCAAGACGCTTCCGCTCAAATCGGCCGAGCGCATATTGGTTACGACGGCGCCGACTCCGACATGGCGATATTTGCGCACCAAGATCACGCAACAGCCAATAACTTTGCGATACGCCAGCGGGGTGCGGGCGGCGTACCGGGCCAAACCGATATTAACGCTGCAAATAGCCGCATGATAACCTTTTGCATCAATAGCAATCATCGTATGCGTATGGATGGTACGGGACTTGGGATTGGCTCGGCCTACTCTCCCTCTTATTTATTAGACGTGTCTGGTTCAACACGCCTAGGCACGGATTCATCAATGGCCCTATATGTCACCGGCGCAATCGACCAATCTGGAAGTACTTCTACTTTTCATATACCAGATGGTAATGCTGGTGCATTTGTAATCTCCGGAAGTTCCGACACTGGCCAGGGAGATCCAGAAAATGGTCTCTACTTTGGTGTCAACACTGCCGCTAAGAAAGTGCGCACTTCGGCCGACTTCATCATCGACGGGCAGAAAAAGCTTTGGCTAGGAACAGGAAGTCTTCTTTCCAATCCCGAGTCGG